CCAACGTAGCCCTTGATGAAGCCACCAATTAGCTCAGCACCCTTGCGAACCAACAGACTTGCGAGTCCGCCGATTGCGCTAAGGATTTGCCCCGGCATCCTCTTGAAGAAGCCAACGACTGCGCTGACACCAGTTGAGAATGCACTCTTGATGCGTGACCAGTTCTTAACAATCAAGATGACAGCAGCACCAATAGGACCGGTGATGATGCCAAGCAGCAAGGGCCAGTTCTTCTTGACGAAACCAATCACTGCACCAACAGCAGTCGTGATGCCTGTCTTGACTGCGTTGAAGGCACCAGTCACGACTGCCCTAAATTGGTCGCTGCGCTTCCAAACAACCACGAAGATTGCAGCCAAGGCAATCAACGCCAGGACTACAAGTCCGATTGGGTTGAGGCTCATGACGACATTGAGTGCTGCCTGAACCGCTGTGTATGCCTTTGTAACGGCAGAGACAGTCGTCATGACTGCCTTGTAAATGCCGATTGCCGTAGCGACAGCAGTGATAGCAGCAGCCCCGGCAAGGAACGCTGTTGCGTTGTCCTTCACAAAGCCTGTGACTGACTGAATTGGCGGAATGACATCTGACTTGATGAACCCACCAAGCTTCTTGAAGGCATCACCAACCTTGGCTGTGGCTGGTCCAAAGCCAGTGTTGAAGAACGTCACTGCCTTGAGAGCAATTGGAAGGAGCTTCTGTCCTAGCTCTGCTTGAGCGTCCTTGAACTTTGCAGACAAGATGCGCTGCTGGTTAGCCAATCCGCCAGAGGTCTTAGCAAAGTCACCCTGTGCCTTACCCATGCCCTTGAGGGACAGGCTGTTAAGAGCCATTACCTTGTCAGCCTCAGTCAGAGCACTAGCGCTCTTCTTGTGGCTTAGGGCAAGAGCCTCAGTCTCAACACTTGCAGCATTGATGGTTGGAATGAATGTCTGCAAGGCATCAAACTCACCACGGGTAGCACTGATGAATGCGTCCATGACCTGTGACGGGTCAGCGTTGTTGAAGGATGCCAAGTCAGAAGACATGCTGAGGAACTGCTTGGACATGTCGGCAGAAGCCTTCTTGCCAATCTTCAACTGGTCAAAGAGGTTTCCGAACTGGGCAGCACCAGCTAGAGCCTCAGACTTTGACAGTCCTAGGCTGCGTGATGCGTTGCTTGCGAATGCCTCAATGTCCTTTGAGGCTGAGCCAAAGACGCTCTGTGTCTTTGAGATTGTCTCGTTGAGGTCGGATGCAGCATTGATGCTGTCCTTGATACCCCCGGCGATTGCTCCACCAGCAATGGCAGCAGCACCAGCGACAAAAGCTGTCTTAACTGCTGAGCCAACCTTGCCAAGGGTGGCCTGAAAGCCACCAAGCTTGCCGTTGACATCCTTGATGCCCTTATTGATGTCTTTGACATCAGCGAGGATGTCAATCTTGATTGTGTTTGCCAATGGTCCTTACTTTATGCCTTAGATAGGCTCTCCCTTCTTGCGGTATTTGTTGGCTACCCTGACGAATGCGTCACGTACGTAGCCGGGTGAATCTAGATACTCTTGCTGAGACCTGCTGGTGTGGATACACCACTCAGCCATTTCCAAGGCTTGCTTATCCAGCAGGTCATCTTCAGCTTGGAGCCTTAGCTTTCTTTTGGGTCGTCATCTTCGATGCCCAAAAGGTCCATGACGTCACCCTGAGGCATGTCAAGTGCATCTTCAAAAGTCATGTCTGGGTTAGCACGCTTCATCCACACCCAGTAAATCGCGTAGCCGTTCAGAGCCTCGCTGCCGTTAGCCTTCTTCTCGATGGTGAATAGCTCGGCACCGGTTAGCTTGCGCTTGTTGAACTCCTGAGTTGGAATCTTCCATTCCTTCTTATCTGTCATACATCTTCTCTCCTTAGTTTAGATTCAGCCTTCTGATTAGAGCGTCTAGCTCTTCCTCATAGACCGTGATTACTTCATCGTGCTTAATGCTCAATGCGTCTGTCAGGAACGGGTGAGGCTCGATGTTGTGCCCCGGCCATCCGTAGTGGATAGGTGCGGCATATGGGAGTCGAGCCCCACCAGCCCTAACAACGCTCTTGTTCTTAGTGTTGCTTGCCCTGATTGAGTTTCGGAGCTTGCCGGATTTAACAGGAGCAAGACTCTTGGACTCGTCAGCAACGACGTTTCCTGCCTTCTTGCTAGCTGCCTTGAGGTCTTGAACTTCAACCCCGGCCTTTTCCAGAGACTTGATGGTCTCCTTTAGCCCTTCCGCTCGAATCGTCATTATGGAGTTACGTCCATAGTTGGCTCGCCTACAAGGTCTAGGCGGTATTCAAACGTCCAGTCCTCACCAGCAGAACCCCCGATTGGAGGCTTAGCTCCAACCACAGCCGTACCTGTAAAGGTTGGCTGGTCAGCGGTAACAGTTACGTTGCCGTGTGGAATGAATGTGAATGCAACCTCTTCTCCGGTGTTGTCCCATAGGAAACGCCAGAAAGACGTTGAATCAGTTGCAGTGAGAGACGTGATTGTGATGAACCACTGTCGCGTTCCTCCTGCTGCTGCATCTGCAAACGTGGTGTAGCCACCGTCTGCCTCTTCGTTGTCAAGCGTGAACTCTCCTGACTCTGCCTTTACCTCAAGGGTTCCGAACTTGAGTGAGAGCTTCTTGCCATCAATTCTTGTTGCCATTTGGTCTTAGTTGACCTCCATTCGGTTTGAAATATTTAGATTCATTGCTGGGAACGGTGTTCCCTCATATAGCCCCGGACCTTCAAAGCTGACGAACGTCCAGTCATGGTCAACGCACAATGCCTTGAGTGCTGTCACAGCGAGTGCGTCAATCTCATACGTTGACTCTTGGTTTACGGCATTCGGCGCAATGATGGTGACCTGGAGATTCACGGTTGCCCGTAGTACTCCAAACACCTGGTCATCAGCCGGTTGCACGTAAGGGTCTCTAGGACCGACTAGAGCTAGGGCTTGTTCTGGGTAGACCTGTTCTGGAACAAAGTCACTCGCCATAAACCCGGCTGTTGTCAGTGCTGCTGAAACCTCTTGCCTCAATTCCGTTAGCGTCTGTCCCATCAGAAGCCCACCACCAAGTAAGGGTCTAGAAGAGCCCTTACAGTGATGAATGGGTCTTTGGACAGTGGGAATGGCAGAGGCTGACCCTGTGCTCCGAGAGTGCTGGAACTACCCTGTGGGTTGTAACTGCGCTTCAGGAGCTCCTGGCCGCCAGTGAGAATTGCTTCGTTGCTGACAGCCTCAGGAACAGTCGTCTGGACACCCTTGTAGTGGTCTACGTAGGCCTTTGAGACGTTGAATTCCTGCTGTAGGAGTGCGTCCGTTGGTGCTCCAAGAGCGTTCTTAGAGACACGTTCCTTCAAGTCAGTCCAGGTAACCTCTGCCATTCTTAGTCACCTACTCTCAGACCAAGTCAACGTCGCAAATGACAAGCTTCTTTGGTGCCTGAACGGCAACAGAGAGGTAGCCATAAACGCTGAACGTCTTGGATAGGTTGATGGTGTTTGCGTCCTGTAGACGTAGTGGTGCACCTGGTGTCTCAAAGGTCTTTACAGCCTCAGAGTGACCAATGACGCAAGTGTTTGCAGCAGCCCCAGCATCTAGGATTACTGGAACTCCATTAAGGGAGCCTCCAAGACCAGCAGCGTTGAATGAACCAACGGTGTTGGAACCAGTTCCGTAGTCCATAAGTGGACGTCCACCATCAGTCAATGCTGCTAGCTTCTTGTACTGGTCAGCAGAGACAAGGATGAACTGTGGCTTTACACCCTCTGGCTTTAGGTCAACGGCTGCATCTACCAAAAGCTCAAGCCAACCTTCTGCGGTGTTAGCGCTTAGGGTTGCGGTGTTCGTTCCTGCTGCTCCGACAACTGCTGAACGTACGGCTGCGTCTGTAACAGTTGCGTACTTGATTGCAAGGGCACGGAAGGTGCTCTCAACAACGTTGACGCTAGAGCGGTCAATAGCCTGCTGAGTCCACTGACCCCATCCACCGTAGGTCTTAACAGGTGCTGTGGTGATGTCGAAATCTAGCTCTCCATAAGCTAGGTCATCACCCTGTGCTGCCTGCTCGGCAACGGAGATTGTGTTTCCGTTTAGTCTTGCGTACTCAACGTTCATTCCTTCTGCTGGGATTGCTCCACGTGAGAATAGGTTTAGAACGTCGCGGTTCTGGTCTACAAGACCAATTACCTCGCCTGCCCAGCCGTTACGGACTGCTGAGTCTGCGGTTGTCTCTCCTGTGTAGGCACGGTATTCAGCAAGTGCCTTCTCATCACCAGTGGCTACAGCCTTTACATACTCACCGTATGAACGGAACTGGCTTCCGTTTACTGCCTTGTCCTCAACTACTGAGAACCCGGCGAACTTGCGCTCTAGGTCTGTTACTGCCTCGCGGATTTCAGCAACAGCCTCAGAGGTTACTTCGTTTGTGGTCAATTCAATGACCTCCTCTTCTGTATTTTGTGTTTGGCTCCTTTCGTCGCTTCGTA